TCATCAGAAATAGTTGATTTAGATTTTGGTTTCGAAGTACCGGCTGTTTTTTTTCGGTTGATATAATAATATAAACCCTTCTTAGCTTTTTTTCCGTCTTTAGTTGTGTGATAATCTTTAGCCATTATTTTCTTGTTCCTCTTTTTCTTTTTCAAGATCTCTGTGTCTTGGATTTCTTACAAAGACTTGAGGTTCTCTCTCAGCCATGATTAACCTCCTAAAGTAGATTGATCTCTTGGATTTCTAATTGGACTTAGATCTTTATTAGCAGTATCGCCAGTAAGTCTACCACCAACTAAACTTGCACCAGTTCTTCTAGTTCTAGGAACCCTTCTTCTTAAAGTTCTAGTAATATCTCTTTTTTTTTCTGGTTCAGTTTTTTTTGAAACTTCAGCAGCTCTAGTTTCTGTAGTTCTTTTTTTAGAACCACCACCAGTAACTACATCAGTTACAGTTTCTACTACATCACCGATAATTGGTACTCCACCCATAACTATGCCATCCTTTCATCTTCATAGGGATTTCTTGAGTATGATTGAACACTAGCTAAATTGCTCCCCACCCCTAACTGAGGAATAGCTCTCTCTTGAGAAAATAATAATCTTCCACCCATTCTACGAGTTCTTGCTTTAGCAGCTATCTTTCTTTTTTCTTTTTTCTCTGATGCCTCAGCTCTTGCCTCCCTCTCATCTAACAGCTTATTAGATGCTGCCATTTCTTTAGGTGGCTCGTATTTTGGTGTCTTAAATAAACTTCCCATTATTACCTCTCAAATATTCTACTATACATTATCATATCATTTTTGTCGAAAGTATATTTTTTTAATACACCCTCTCTTTTAAAATATATCCTTTCAATCCATTTTAATGCCCGAACATTTCGAGCACTAACTGTTACATGGATCCGATGTAGATTTAATTCTTCAGCACACATCTCCATAAATTTTTTTGCACCTTTATGAAACTTTAATCTGTATTTAAAAATTAATTTCATATCTGGTATTAACCAAAGTTCAGCAACTCCTGGCCATTGTGGAGCTACACCAAAACAAACTATGGGTTTACCATTGCCATCTATAACTGTGTAACCATATCCAGACTTTGTTGCACGATCTATGTATTGAAGGTAATTAGGTATCTGATCTATGTTCGCCTGGTCCTCTGGATGAAGATCCATTAAAGTAAGTAAATAAGATTTAAAAGGTAATACAGTTAACGGACTATTCTTTCCATCAATATTAAATATATTTTCAAGTGTCGATAGGTTCATATGTTAATCTGTACTTCTTAGGAAAACATAATTGTTTTAATTTTTTTTCTGTACATTCTAATTCTACTTCTGTTTCTAATTGAAGTTCGCTTTGCAGCCAAACTTTTACTCTCCATTTTCTTTTAGTATCTTCGCTATTTGTTGCCATAATCTCCAGTTCATTAATACACAAGGCTCATCATAATCCTCTACCATTATTAATAGATCTGCTGAACCTTTCCATCTTTTTATTGTTGCAAAACCTTTTCCATCTTTTCTTGCTTTGACTTCACAATTTAAACCACCCATTAGTTGGACCTGGACATCATGGGGAAAATCTTGCAAGGCTCCAGACAATGGTTGCCTTCTTGCTTTGATACCCAAATCCTCAAATAGTTTTACTATTTTTCTTTCCACTCTTGTACCTTTAATTTTAGACTTACTACTCATGAGAATATATCAAAATCTGTAGTTGCGACTGATTGCCTAAACTTAGGATTAGATCCTCTAGTTAGAGCTCTGTGTTCGCCACCACCTAATAATAAATACATATAAGCATCACCGACATGGGAATGTTCATTCTTGTTTGGTTGATCTCTATATCGTTCAGCTCCAGAGATTTGTACTCTTTTAAAATGATAACCTCCACTCAATGCTTTACGAAGTCTTTTACATTTTTGATCAATCAATAGACCAGGCTTACCATCAATCAATCTATTCATTGGCATTGCACCAGCCTCTCGTCTTACTTTAAAATCATTCGTTGCAGTTGGTCTAGCAGTTAGACCTATAGATCTTAAATGATCAAATGCAGTTACTTCATAAATCTCATCTCTCTTTTGTCCGGCTGGATCTCCCCATACCAGAATATCAAATTTAGGATAACGACTTGCGAGTTCTGATTTTAACATTGTACCAAATCTTTCAAGGCCCATATCAAAAGTTACAAGCTCATGAAGTATAACCCATCTTCCATTAGGAAGTCTTTGTCCAAAGATTGCTGCTGGAGTTAAACCAAAGTCAACACCAACTTGAATAGGTACAGATGGATCCGGCTCAATATTTTCTGTAGCCATCATATTGTCATCGTACTCACTAATAATAGGTTTACCTTCCTGGACATAAGTGTAAAGGCCCTGGGCATAACATCTTATCCAATCAATATTCTTTCCGAGTAAAGTTTGTTCGTAGTATCCAGTCGGTAAATTTTTTTTATTCTCTGCTTTAGGATTTGCCATCCACCACTTCTTAGCACTATAAATAAATCCATTAGCCTCTGGGTTTTCTGGTAAATCATCTTTAGTGTATTCAATAACAGCACCTGGCTGTTTATAAAACTTCCATGCGTACTGACCAGACATCTTTTCTTTTTCAGATAATCGATACCACCAATGATCATCATCCATTGGGTTCGTATCCATAATAATACCTCTCCAGGGTTTTGCTCCTCCATCTGATAAGGTGGGATAACGACCAACACGATGCGTAAGACCATCGATAACTGCTTTAGGTAATTCTCTGGCCTCGTTAACCCACGCACCGGTAAGTTCCATTGATAATAATTTCCTAACATCTTTGGGTTGATCAAGAGCTAAGAATATAACTTCACAGTCTATTCCTGGAGCTCCGTCTCTAGGTGGTAATTTAATATGATGCGTTAATGGTGGGCTCCATCTAAATGGTCCCCAAATGTTTTCTGGAAATAACTCTTGCCATGTTTTTATAGTAGTTGTCCGAAGTTCGGGATAAGAATTACGCACAACTACAAACCTAGAATACTTGATCCCATCCCTCGGACTTTGTACCTGGCTCACAGCCTTGAGCATAATCTCTGCTGCACAAGCATAAGATTTACCGGAACCAACTGGTCCCATTAAACCTCTAACAAAACTTTTATCTTGTAAAAATTTCCATACTGTAGGTGAGGTAGAGAAATCTAAATTAAGATTTGTAATTGCATCACTCATTTACTTCCACCAATGTAACCACCAATAACACCTATCAATCCGGTAACAGACATCTTCATTAGGGTTATGACACTTTCATCTACTGGTCTGTTTTCTTCTAGTGCTACCCAATAGTCTCCTATGATAATGACACCAAGAAGTATTAAGACACCACTTGTGATTAATAGAATTACAATGTCTTTAAAGTTTTTAATCATTCTTTTTTTTCCCTTCTTTTAGTTTTTTTATTTCGTAGTCTTTAATAGTGATCTCTGTTTCCAAAGCATCAATTATTAATTCTTGTTTTTTAATAAACCTTTTGTATCTTTCAATTTCTTTTTTAAAATCTTCCTCGTTCATATTTTTCTAATCTATTAATCATACTTTCAATACGACCTGGATCTTCAATTTTTTTTCCTCTTGCTATATCTTTCCAATCATTGACTGAACGACCAACAATGTTTGCACATTCTTTATCACTCAGTTTCTTTTTCAACATCACTACCTGGATCCGATCTATCTCCTTCGGAGTTATTTTCCGATTTGACATCTTCAACCTCCTCTGCGTTTATTATTGTTGGTTCTGGTCCTTGCATAACAATACCAACAACTGAAGGTCTTTCCATATCCTCTTGTTGTTCAAGTAACCCAGATGCTTTAGCCAGAGTTCTTAATACTGAAACTTTATCATGTAGTTCTACTTCCAACTGAGGCCCAGCCTTTGTCGGAGTAACTTTAATTTTTTTAATAGCCTTAATGGCTGCCTTTGGAATATTCTTTGGATCTTTAACTCCAACATTGCCCTGGTCATCCCAATAGACAATATCATCGATACTTACAGTTGCTATATCAATTAGTTCTTGAGCAACATTCTCTTTGTTGTGTTCAATAACCTCGGACTTCTTAATCCTCCTCTGAACCACTCGGATACCACCGAAACGATCCAAAGGAGGTTTAACTATCCTTTTTTTACTAGAAGGGGATTTCGTCATCAAGTTGATCTGCTCTCTCTGCTGCTAGATTAACTGGCTCATCATTCTTGGCTGCTGCCGATTGCTGATAAGATGGGATATTCCCTTGTCCAGATTTATCATTCTCAAACACTCTGAAAAAGATAAC